ATGTGATTGTTGGTCTAAAAGCAAAGGGCAAAGCACGTAAAGATACTAGTGGCTTTGTAATACAAACTACATAGGAGGTAGATAATGAGTGATAAAGAAATAATAGAGGAGTTAGTTCTCATGTTAACTGTTGATTATGCAGATTTAATTTCAGAACATGACCAAGAAATAATAGAACAACGACTACAAAAAATGGGACTATAGGAGATAACATGAGTAATATACACAACGAACAAACACTAGAACAAATCTTTGATGAAGTTTTAGAGCAAGACTCTAAAGGTTTATTAGAAGATGATATAGAAGAGATTTGTTATCTGTATGAACTACATGCTGATGATGATAGAGATGAGATACTAGGTTTCATAGCTGAAAGTATCTTTTATAACCAACATAACTAAGGAGAAAATATGAAAGCAATACTAATAAATCCATATGATGCAACAATAAAAACAACTGAATACACAGGAGACTATAGAGAAATCTATGACCTTGTAGGCTGTAGAAGTTTTGACTGTGTTCGTATCTATGAGACACAAGATATGTATATTGATGATGAAGGTTTACTTATGGATAATCAAAGATACTTTACTATGAATGATAGAGTATATGCAGGTAAGGCTTTATTACTATCTCACAATGATGAAGGAGAAACAACAGGTACAAATTTAGATTTACAAATGGTTGAAGATATGGTAGAATGGTTACCTGAAGGACACAAAGAAACTCCTTACATGGAGTTCGTAGCATGGAAATAATATGAACGCAAAACAAATTAAGAAACTTAGAAAGCTAGTCAAACCTATACAGGTTGAGTGGCTACAAACTTTATTGCCTGATGAACAAGCCATGACTATTACAGTTGATAATGTTGAGGGATTACTTCCTGAACAAACACATGCTTTTGGTCAAGGGCAATTACATATGTCATACATGACAGACAAGTGGATAATGAAATACTTAAAACAATATCCAAACATAACAACATACAAAGAACTGATGGAGGTATCAGACAATGGATGAATACGTAATAGATGTAGTAATTAATGGAGAAGCAGATAGTCTTAAGACTTGGTGTAGCTCTGTGTATTCTGCTGTTGATAGTATGATAGGGATAGACATGGTTGAGGATATCAAAACAATCACAAGAACTTTAGATGGTAAAGTGTGGGATGTAAAAGATATGGACATTGACTACTTAAGAAACTTAAAAGAAAACATAGACGAGTCTGTATTGTCTGATGCTTTTAAAACAATAGAGGACTTAGCTCATGACTCAACACACTGATAGAGTACAGAAACAAAAAGAAAGATTAGAACAAGAAAGACTTGATAACTCTATAAAATTTATAGAGGTTAGATTTGCAGAGGGTAAGTGGACAACAGAAACTACAGGATATAATAGTGGTAGAGTTGTCACTAAATATAATGATAAAAGAAAAAAGGATAAATTAGAATGGACGTAGGTACAGCTTTAGTAATAATAAATTTAACAACACTAATAGTTTTAATTATTGGTGTCGTGAAAAACTGGTAAGGATATATAATGAAAGAAGGTTTTACAAAAATGAACAAAGATGAGTATAGAAAGTTTACAGACTGGATTACTTTACATGGACAAGAACTTTATGAAAATAAAATAGCTTATGAAACAAGATGGAATAGTAATGATGAGTTTTGGGTAAAGCTTTGTGATGAAAATATTTACACATTAAATAATATAATGCTTGACATGACAGACGAAAGCTGATACAATGTGCAACATGACATCGAGCAACCAAAGAACTTTAAGCCCTCTATCTCCAAATGTAAACGATTTGGTTTGGCTTCAGTCCATGACTCCGAGAGTAGTCAGCTCGAAACTCTCTCAATTTTTAACGAACTATTAACTAAACCGTAGGAGGTAAATATGATAGTAGAAGGAACTGCGTATTGGGCAAGTATTAAAGAGCCTAATACCACATTTGAACCTATGTACACAGTCAACTTAGTTGTTGATGAAGAGACTGCAAGTGACTTTGCAACTCGTGGACATACCATTAAGCAGATGGACGAAGGTTCTGCTATAGTAATCAAACGTAAAGTCAATGGACCAAATGGAATGGTCAGGGTTGCACCTAGATTACTAGACCAAAACAAACAGGAAGTTAATCTTGCTGTAGGTAATGGTTCTAAGGTCAGAGTCCAATACAATGAATACGATTGGGAGTATGCAGGTAAGGCAGGGAAAGGTCTCGACTTACAAGCTGTTCAGATTGTAGACTTGGTAGAGTATAAATCATCTGATGGCTCTGAATTTTTTGACGATGACGAGGAATTTTAATATGATTATTACTATTAAAAATGATGACGGTGAATCAGTCTATGATGTTTCAAAGATTGAAGATGAGCAGAAGAGAGCAGGTGCTAATGTATCTATCAGTAAGATAGGTACTTTGAATGTGTTGGTCGAAGCTTTGAATTATGCTTCACAAGGTCATCAAAATAATCTTGAAGCTGTGCTAAAGGAAAGTCCTGAAGCAGTAGTTGAACAAGATGATAAAGAAGAAACTTCAACCGAAGAGGAATCTTTAAACGAGGTATCTTAATATAACTAGGCTAGGTATAAAAGCCTAGCCACATTTCTAATGGAGATAGAATGCAACAAGAAAGAACTCAATTTATTAAACACAAATTACCCTGCCCTAAATGTAGTAGCAGTGATGCTGTATCTCTCAATGAGAATGGCTCTGCTAAATGCTTTAGTTGTAATACATTCTTTACAGACTATGAGAATGAATCAACAGGAAAGGTAATTGAAATGACAAGTAAACCCAAACCCGATAACACATTTCTTACATCATACACTGGTGCTTATGGTGCTTTGACTGACAGAGGTATCTCTGAAAACACAGCAACTAAGTTTGGTGTTAAGATAGTCAAGGATAGAAACAATAATGTTGCCCAACATATTTACCCATACTTTAATGGTAATGAAGTTGTTGGTACTAAGACAAGGTTTGTATCTAACAAAGGCTTCACATGTAATGGAACATTCGAGGACACAGGTTTGTTTGGAGAACAACTGTGTGGAAACACAGGTGGTAAGTACCTGACTATTACCGAAGGAGAGTGTGATGCTATGGCAGTACATGAACTCTTCCAAGGTAAGTGGTCGGTAGTATCTTTAAAGCGTGGGGCTTCCTCTGCTGTTAGAGATATACGAGAGAGTATTGAATTTGTAGAATCATTTGATAATGTAGTTCTATGTTTTGATAATGACAAGGCAGGTAAAGATGCAGCTAAAGCTGTAGCTAAAATACTTAAGCCTAACAAAACTAGAATCATGTCATTCCCAAATGGATTCAAAGATGCAAACGAAATGCTTAAACAGAAGAAGTTCCAAGAGTTTACCCAAGCTTGGTGGAACTCTAAAACATACACTCCTTCAGGTATCATGGAGCTATCATCTCAAAAGAATGATTGGCTACATAGAGAAGAGAAAGAGAGTATTGCATATCCTTGGGAGGGACTGAACAAGAAACTCTATGGTATGCGTAAAGGAGAACTGGTCACACTTACAGGTGGTACAGGTCTCGGTAAGTCTAGTGTGACAAGAGAACTAGAACACTGGCTTATTAAGAATACAGAAGACAATGTAGGTATCGTAGCACTTGAAGAGAACTGGCTAAGAACTGCTGATGGTATTTTATCTATCGAAGCTAACGACAGGATATACTTATCAGAGAAGCGTAAGAATTATACAGACGATGACCTCATGAGTTTGTTTGATAAGACTATACCTGAAGGTAGAGTGTTTATCCATTCTCATTTAGGTGCTACTGACATTGATGATATCTTTGCCAAGCTTAGATATATTATTGTAGGATGTGAATGTAAATGGGTCGTGGTTGACCACTTACATATGCTTGTCAATGTTCTTCATGAAGGTGATGAAAGACGTGGTATTGATATGCTAATGAATAGATTACGTAGTCTTGTTGAAGAGACTGGTGTAGGTATGATATTAGTATCTCACTTACGTAGAGCAGCAGGTGATAAAGGACATGAGCAAGGTATCGAAGTATCATTGTCTCACCTTAAAGGCTCACAAGGTATAGCACAGCTATCGGATTGTGTAATTGCACTGGAAAGAAATCAACAGGCAACTAATCCGGAAGAAGCTAACACCACAAAAGTAAGGGTACTAAAGTCTAGATATACAGGGGACACAGGATTAGCTTGTGGTCTCCGATATAATTCTGATACAGGTAGACTGTTTGAAGTATCAGAGGAGGAAACATTTGACAATGAACAATTCTAAAATAATATTTGACATAGAAGCTGATGGGTTAAATCCTAATAATGTATGGTGTATTGTAGCCAAAGAACTAAATGGCACCTCACATACATTTGATAACACACAGATAAAAGAAGGTATCAAATTCTTACAAGAAGCTGACACACTTATAGGTCATAACATTATAGGCTATGATATACCTGTACTAGAAAAACTTTATGATGCTAAGTTTAATTGTAAGATAGAAGATACACTTGTTATGTCAAGACTATGCAATCCTGTTCGTGAGAACGGACATAGTTTGAAAGCTTGGTGTTGGCGTGTTGGTTGTTTAAAACAAGAACAACCTGAAGACTTTGATTCCTATACTCCTGAAATGT